GCGTGGGAGCGTGGCCGATGGGTTGGCCGTCCATGAGCATGAGCGCTTTCATTGCGCGGCCTGCCTGAAGGCCTGCGGCATGGCCTGAACAAATAGGCTCGCGATGCGAACCGAGGTCGGTGTGCCTAGCATCGCTCAATGCCCTTCCTTGGACAGCTAGATCCGGTCCAACTCGACCGTGAGAGCCGCAACGATGCGACGAGCGAGACGCAGCCCACCGGGGCCCGACTCCGCAATCGGAAACAGGTCGCCAACGTCCACAGGTGCTCCGCCCTCAACCGCGCGGCGAGCAGCACGCTCGCTCAGCTCGAGCGCATCGGCGACGTCCAACGGAGTCGCACGGCTTGCACGCATGGCCTCGCCGACGATCTCAACGCGACGATCGCGCCCACGCTGACGAGCCGACGAACGCAGGCGCGACACGTGCCGGTCATCAATCGGCAGAGCCTTGGCTCGCACAACCACCGGAGTCTGAGCGGGGAAAGCCATCTATCGATCCTCCTCGTCAAAACGGTTGACCCAAAACGACTGCCAAGCGCTCGCGGCCCACATGGCGAGCACGAGCAGAATCAGAGCGGCGAGCCCGTAGAGCTCAAGCACCTAGGAGGCCTTCGCGTTCGCTCGATCGTCAGCAGCCCAGGCCGACGACGGGATCCCCGTTATTCGCTCAATACGAGCGAGCACATCAATGCGAGGGACGCGGTGACCGTGCAACCATCGCTGGATGTTCGTAGTGCTCGTGTCGAGTTCCCGGGCCAGCGAGGCCTGCGACCTGTTGCTGCGCACGAACCATTCGGCGAGTTGGGCACGCCCTGTCTTAATCACCATCCTCCAATTGGTAATGCTCCAAGTGGAGCAAGTCAAGCAAAGACAGGAGCCCACCCGCGCGCGAAAGTCAGCCTGTGAAGGCAAAGCTCCCGCAGGGCGCAGGGATCGCGATCGAGCGCGCGATGGTCGCCAAAGGCATGACTCGCAAAGAGCTCGCGGCTGAAGTCGGCGTAAGCATCGCCACGATCGGGCGGTGGATCACTGGGCTGCGTGCCCCAGCGAAGCATCAAACCAGACTGGCACGCGTGCTTGGACTTACCGCGTCAGACGCCGAGGATGCCTTCACTCCGACAAGCCAAGCCCAAGTGCGCGAGACTCCCGGAAGGTGGAAGCGCTACGCCCAAAGGTATGGCGCGTTCAACATTCACGCTCGGGATGCCCTTGCGGCTGGGGTTGTGACTGAGGCGATGCTCGACATCGCTACCGATCGGCTGGGCGTGCACAAGGGTGACGGCCCCACCGAGGCCGAGTGTCGACAGGCCATCCTCGACACGATACGACGCGTGGACGCGTGGAAGCGGATGGCCACACGTGACGCAACAGAGGAAGACTTCGGGGAGGACGCATGAAGGCTTGGTTGATGGTTCTGGTGGTGTCGGTGGTCGGTTGCGGTTCAGACCTCGACGCAAAAACAGCCTGCGAGAAACTCACGGGCCAGGGACTCGGGAGCAACTGCACGAAGGATTCGCCCGGCGGTCTTGGTGCAGCAGCTTGGGAGAAGTACGACTTCGACATTGAGGAGCCGAAGGGTAAAAAGTGCCAGGTCCTAGCGCACAAGACCGACGCCGATCTCGAGGGCACCATCAAAGGCTTTGACGCTGCGGCAGCGCTTGCGGGTCCGCACCGGTACGCAAACAAGGGCAAGCGGATCTTCGTTCAGTGCAACTCGGATATGCCTCGGCCTGCCGGTGAGAAGATCGAAGCAGCCGTCAAGGCGCTGTAGCCATCAAGCCGAAGCGGCTTGGCTCGTCTGTGATGCGTAGCGGGTGAGTGCCCGCTACGGCCATGGACAGCTTGCGAGGCCAGCCGAAAGGCTCTCCTCGAACGGTCGCAATGCCTCGTCGCATCAAGGCAACGGGACGGCGCTCCACCTCGCCGATCCGAAGCAACACGAGCGACTGAGTGAGCCGGGTGAGCTTCGCGATCGTGTGCACGCGATGACCGTGGGCGCGAGTCAAAGCGCAGAGCGTTGCGCGAGGCAAGACGAGTGCCGCACCAAGCGCATCCGCCCGAGCCTCGATGTCCTCCCCAGCGTAGCCGCACGCTTTCAAGTGCAGCTCCGCGCACTCGTGACCGACGAGCCACGTCTTGCGGGCTGCGGGAACGCTACGGCGCACAACGACACGCCAGCTGTTCCCTATCCTGGCGAGGCAAGCCTCTTGCCGTAGTGCCGTGCAGAGCAGCGGTGGGTGGCCAGTAAGAGCCAGCGCCAAAGCGATCGGTGACGGCACGGCTGCATCGTCGAGGCCGCTGGTTCGCCTGAGTAACCGCGCGTCACCATCCAGATCGGCAATCGTGTCTTCGTCGAGCATGTCGTCATGATGCGCCTGCTCGCGGGGCCGCTGCGATGCCCAACGGACGGCCTAAGACGGAGTATGTCACCCCAGTTTGATGCTCCGCTTGACATGCTCCGTTTGGTGAATTACCTATTGGAGCATGCTCACCCGTTGCTCCCACGAAGTCCAAGTCGTCCTCCAACAGCTCTCCACCGACCCAGGCGTCGACGTCTCGCTCTACGCGTGCGCTGACTGCCACCAGCACATCCGGTACGTGCACGGCAAGACGTGCACCTGCGCGGCTTGCGCCAAGAAGGCGGTGGCCTCGTGAGCTGCCTCTTCCCCACGTCGCGCGGCCTACTGCCCTATCACGAGGTGTCTGCGGGTGAGGCTGCCCAGCTCAGCACGCACGCACGCCAGGCACTGACCGACGAGCTGCTAGCTCGCGTCGCCGCCAATCGCGTCTGTCGTCACCCGCGAGTTGGGCCGGTGTTCGCCGTTCAGTACGACGGACTCGGTGGTCGCGTCGCGCTCCGCAACTGCACCGACTGCCAATCCACCATCGGAGCCGAGCCGCCGAGCGCTGGCCTAATGCGTTTGATTCGCGCCCTCGAGAAGAGCGTGATGCGCGCCCGCTTGCGGCAGGTGCAGTGATGTCGCCGAAGCCGCCGCTATCACCTGCGATGGAGCTTGAGTTGTTCCTTTCGCAGTGCGACCCGCCGCAACTCGTCATCGTCGACCTGCCGGGGCCTTCGACAACGGTCTGGGCTGTGCGTGAGTGGGTCTCGTACCGCGTGTGGCCCGATGACGTCATCAGCCTGATTGCCACCGGGCGCGTACCGAAGTTCGAGCACAGCACGAGCCAGGCCCTGCGCATGCAGCGAATGCTCGCGTGTGAGCACCGCTTCGTGCTGGGGTCTTCGATGCAGTTCGAGCACCGCAAGGTGCAATGCCTGCACGAGCACATGGCCACCGGGCCTGCTGGCTGCGTCTGGTTCCTGCCGGAGACCTTCGACGCCGTCGCCTCCACCGTAGGCCGTGATGCTGGACTCGCCATCGCTCGCAGCGCCCACCTGGTTCTACCTGGATACGCAGACGGCCAGCCCGTGCCGGAAAGGCTGCGCGACTACGCGCGGCATTCGGCCGTCTGGCTTCGAGGAGGCCAACCGGTCGCCGTGCTCGGGGCGTGCGTTCCACCGCGCGAATACGCGCACGACTTCAACGCGGAAGGGTTGTGTGTTCCATGCTGACCGCAGAGCAGAAGGAGATCCGCGCGACTGGCGTCGGAGCGTCCGAGATTGCCGCGCTGCTTGAGCTATCCCCCTATCAGGGTCCGCTCGACGTGTGGCTGCGCAAGCCAACGCCCAAGCGTGCCCCGCTCATCGAGTCGAGCGAGTCGCTACAGTCCGAGGTCGGCAGCGCGCTGGAAGCCGCCGTGCTCGACCTGTACCGACGGCGAACGGGGCGCGAGGTCGAGGCCCCTCAAACCACGCTGCGGCATCCGGACTGCGTCCACGTCCTGGCCTCGCCCGACGGGTTGGTTCACTCCGAGCGGCGAGGCGTCGAGGTGAAAGTGGTGGGTGCTCGCATGCTCCACCACTGGGAGAACGACTCAATCCCCGACTACTACGCCATGCAGTGCCACCAGAACATGGCGGTGATGGGCTGGGACCGCTGGGACCTCGTCGCCCTGCTCGGAGGAACCGACCTGCGTATCGTCACGATCGAGCGCGACCCGGAAATCGAGTCAGCGATCCTCGAGACGGTCGAGGAGTTTTGGGCGCAGTTCATCGAGACCAACACGCCGCCCCCTCCGACCGACTTGGAAGAGCGCCGCCGCTACCTGCGGATCCGCTACCCGGGGAGCGAGGCGACGAAGTGCGTGGAGCTCGACTCGGCCGAGGTCCGCGAGGCCATCGCCGACTACCAGCAGGCCCACGAGCACGAGAAGGAGGCCAAGCAGATCGCGGAGGCAACGACGCTGCGGCTGATTGAGCTGGTCGGCAACGAGTACGGCATCGAGGGCGGCTGGGGGAAGTTCATCGCGCCGAGCGTTTCGGGCCGCGTGAACTGGCACGCCGTTGCAGAGCAGCTCGCGGGCGGAACCATCCCCGCCGACGTCATCGAGCAGCACCGCGGCGAGAAATACAGATTGGGGCGGTTCTACCCGCCAACGCAGAGAACCACGAAGAAGAGAGGGCGACGATCATGAGCATGGGTTCAGAATTGGCGATGACGCGGGACGCAATGGGCTCGCAGGCAATGGTGCGACACGAGACGCAGGGCGAGACGCAAGGGCAGCGCCAGCAAGCGCTGATTCAGGCGCGCTTTGTGATGGCGATGCAAAGGCCTCGCGACATCGACGCGGTGAGGCTCGCGCTCCTCAAAGAATGCAAGCGACCCACGTTCGCCGGCCTTGCACGCTGGGAGCGCTCGGTAGGGCGAGACAAGATCACCGGGTGGTCCATCCGCTTCGTTGAGGCGGCGATCCGTTGCATGCGGCACGCCGACTGCAGCACCGAGACCCTCTACGACTCGGCCGAAAAACGAATCATCCGCTGCAGCGTCATCGACTACGAGAGCGGAGCCAGCTGGAGCCAGGAGGTCTCGATAGAGAAGACGAAGGAGCGCAAGCAACTGCGCGAGGGCGAGGTTCCCCTCTCCCAGCGTCGCAACAGCTACGGCGACCTCGTGTACCTGCTCCCAGCGACCGACGACGAGGTCAGGATGAAGGAGGCCGCCTTGGTGTCGAAAACCTTGCGCACCTTGGGCCTTCGCCTCATTCCGGGCGACCTGCTCGACGAGGCCGCCCAGCAGATTCAGACGACGCTCGACAACGCCGACGCCGCCGACCCGGACGGCGAGCGCAAGCGCTTGATCGACCGATTCGCCGAGCTGGGGATCAAGCCCCACGACCTCGTCGAGTACCTTGCAGGCAAGCCGCTCGATGCCCTCACCCCCGCCGACCGGAGCGAACTCCGCGGAGTTTACGCAGCCGTGCGGGACGGCGAGCGCTGGTCGGAGATCCTTGAGGCTTCACCCCATCGGCAGACGGGAGAAGCAACAGCGAAGCCCAAGAGCGAAGCGGCTGCGAGGTTGCGCTCGAAGCTGGAAGAGCGCCGCAAGCCGAAGGCGCAAGCCACGGCAGCAACGGCACCCACAGCAGCGCCCGAGCGTGTCGTGGTGCCCGACGCTGAGATCGAGCCTGTTGCAGAGGCACAAGAGCAAGCGCCCGCCATGCGTGAGCCGGGGGACGAGTCATGAAGGTCACCCGCAACACGCCGACGGCGGAGCAGGAAGAGCAAGAGCTCGCGGCCGCCGAGCTTGCTGTGCGCGCCGCTTGGGCAGCCGACCCACGAGACTACCGCGCAATCATGACCGCCGCTCGGGTGCACTACTGCGGCCATGACGGCCGCGTGGTGTCGGGCCAGACCGCCGGGCATTCCGTCTTGGCCAACAAGACAGCGCTTGCTCGCTACTTCGAGGAGCGGGTCGGGCTGCTTGGCGAGGGGACTCCGCAGTCGCGCCGACGTCGCCTGATGTCGATTGGCGCGACGGCCAAAGAGCTGAGCTTCATGAGGAGGGTCGCGTGAACGAGACCACCTTTTGGCTGAGCTGGTACGTCAAAGACGAAGCCTTCGAACTGCACTCTCCTTGGTGGGTTTCTGGCTATCGATGCGAGGAGGACGGCGATACGCCGACCGTTTGCGCAGCCGTTCGAGCCACATCCGAGGATGGTGCCAAGGCGAAGATCGTCGCCGCACACGATGACAAGAGCGTCCAGATCGAGTGGCGCTTCTGCAGCGACAAGGGGCCCGACTACAACCCTTTCAACGACCGATTCGAGCGGGCCGACTGGATGGTTTGGCCATGAGCGACGACGCGATCCAAGACTTGATAACCGACTATCAGGCAGTCGCCGCTGGTGGGGCGTCGAGTCACTACACGCCTATCAGAGCGCAGGAGCAGCACAGGGCGACGCTGGCGACGATTGCTGAGCTGCGGTCTGCGCTGGAGGGCAGGGCGCGAGAGGTTGAAGAGCTGGTCCATACGAACCGATGTCTGCGGGTCGAGCTGAAGGAGCAAAGTGCAGTAGTGGACGGCCTGCGCCGCTACAAGGTTAGGGCCGGGAACGAGTCTGCCTTCTTCATACTCTCAGAGAAAGACAGCATGCTCTCGGTTACAAGCTCCGGAGGAAACTACACGTTTCGCTGGAGTGCGCCGGGCGACTGCTTCCGGAGTTTTCTCGCCGATTCCACGGACAATGGATACTTCGCCAGTCGACTAGGCCACCAGTTCGGCCCAAAGCTCAACCGCAACCAGGCAGGGCAACTAGCGTTCTTTATGCGCACGCTGTGGCCTGCATTTCAGGAGACGCTCAAAGCAGAGTTGTCCGCCGAGAAGCAGGAAGCTCCCCACGTCTGCCCTGGTTGCCACGCCGTAGGTCCCGAGCGTTGCGCACCTGGCTGCATAGACGCGGAGATTGAAGCCGAGCACCGCGAGGCTATCGAGTCAGGCAACTACGACCGCGAAGAGACGGAGGACGAATGAGCACCCGACAATCAGTGCTCCACCGCGAGACAGCGGCTCTCTATCGGCGATTGGCCGAGGTGCACGAGGAGCTTGCGGCCGACCTACGAGAGGAGCGGCCGAAGCCCACCGATAAGCGGGAGCGTGCATCCGGGCGGGCTGTGCGCGTGCCGGACACGCAGGTCACCGCGCTGGATACAGAGCGAGCCGCGAAGGCGTTGCGAAGGAAGGGGTTCAGGGTTGTATGAACGGCTGGTACTACGAAGAAGGCACAGTCCAGAGCGAGGACAGTGACGTGTGGGACGTCATCCAAGAGGCGGTGACCGAAGGGGCAGAAGAAGGCCGCCTTGACCGCGTCAAGGTTGGTCCGATGGTCGACTACGAGCCCAGCGATTTCCTGGACGATGACGACATCTTCAACCTTGTTGCCGATGATGACGAGCGGCTGACCGCTGAGAGAATCTGCGAATGCATCGACGCGCAGCTCTACGACCTGGTGACAGACGGCTACGCCCGACTCAAGGAAGGCGCCACGGCCCCCGAGTTCGACCCCGCGAAGCCCGAAGAGATTCGCGCGTGGGCTGACGCCAACATTGTGCTTGAGCCCAGCCGCGTTTGCGATGGGCGATACCCGCTGCCAATCGATTACGTGGACGGCAAGTGGAGGTTCGGCGCTGAAATCCTCGATAACATTGATGCCGTCATCACCTACTCGACAGAGCCTGACCCCGAGACTGGTCACGAGGGTTGGTGTTGGACAATACCGGACATCAACATGGGTGAGGCGAAGACGCTAAAGGAAGCGATGCGCGCGGCTGAGGAAGCGCTTGGCGCCAAGAATGCGAGCGGCGAGTGAACGGCCTCATTGCGCTCACCTGTTCAACGTTGTTCGATTTCCAAAGCGGGCCGTTGTTGATGTTGGAATCAAAGACGCCAACGCACTGCTGGATAAGCGAGACATGACAGCGAGTCCGCGCATGCGCCGACGATGCCCGTTCTGTCCAAGTCGCGCGCGAGCTACACACGTTGGACGAGCGAACGGGATAGCGATGATGGTTGGTTGCGAGTGGCACGTGAGAATGTGGGTTCGCGACCCGGCTATGGGCGGCAAATGAGAAGACACGGAACAGGAACCATCGAGACGACGCGGGACGGTCGTTTCGTGCCTCGTTTGCCAGGGCGGAAGGCCGCTCGCCTCGATCCTTGTGCGACGCGAGAGGAAGCCGAGCGCCTACTGGCGGCCGCCCTCGCCCAGCTTGCGCGCGACCCCGCAGAGGGTGGGCTCTCCCTGGGCACGTGGGGCGAGCAGGTGATCGACCGCCGCGAGCTGGAAGGCCAGCGAGCAGCGCGTTCCTATCGCTCCGTTTGGCGGGCGCACGTCCAGACGTCCTCGCTCGGTGGCCTGGCCCTCGTGACCATCACCCGCGCGGATGTCGTGGCCTGGGTAGACGAGCTTGCCAAACGGCGCCCGCAGCCAGGAGCGGGCCACGGTGCCCACGTTGCCGCGGCACGAGCCAAGCGCTTGATCTCCCCGCAGACCGCGACCAACGCCATCAACCTCGTCCGCGTCGTCCTCGAGGATGCGCTCGAGCGGGGACTTATCCGCTCGAACCCTGCCCGCGAGGTGCGTCTGCCAACCTCGATTCGCAAGCGGGCCCGGTCTCACAAAACCTGGACATACCTAACGCCCGAGGAACAGACGCGGCTGCTGACCGCCGAGTCGATCCCGCTGCGAGAGCGCCTGATGCTGGCCTTCGCCCTCGGGACCGGCGGCCGCCTGATTGAGTTGTGGCACGTGAGGGTGAGCGACGTCTCGCTCGAGCTTGGGACCGTCACTTTCCGCAAGACCAAGAACGGCAGGCCTCGCACCGTGGCCCTGCTGCCGCTCGCAGCTCAGGCCGTGCGGTGTTGGCTGCCACTGCGCGCCGAGGAGCAGGCAGCGAACGCAGCTCGAGCTAGGCGAGCCAACGAGGTCAGGCCCGCGGAGCCGTGGCTATGGCCCACCGTGCGCGGCTGCAGACGCATCGGCGACCCGCTGCACTGGCAGAGGTGGCTCCAAGAGCTCGGCCTCACCGCAGAGGCGCGGCGGGACGGCAAGCACGTGCGCTTCCATGACCTCAGACACACCTGCGGCACGAGCTTGGTTCAGGGCTGGTGGGGCAAGGCGTGGTCCAAAGAGGAAGTCCAGGTTCAGTTGGACCACGAGTCGATCACGACCACCGAGCGCTACGCACACCTCGACGGAGGGGTCACCGTGCGAGCAGCGGCCAGCCTCCATCTCACCGCCGAACTCACCACGCTCTTCCAGGGGCCCGACGAAAACCCCAGCGATTCTGCGGCGCCCCCGACAAGGATCGAACTTGTGACCTTCGGTTTAGGAAGTGGTTCGCCAACCGAGTATCCGCAGGCACTTAGAGCGCTGCGCGGTGAGTCCCAGGTGAGATCAGCTGTTGAGCTTGCCGAAGAGGTCCTTCGACTTGTTGCAGCGGGGGACCCTCGGGCTAGTTCGCGAGCGGTGGAGCTCGCTGAGGTCGTCCTGAGTGGTCGGCGCAAGGTCCGCACGGCTGGGTGACGTCAGGTGCCACGGGTGAAGGTCGAGCTCGGTGGGGGCGTCTTCGATATCCATGCTGTTCCTTCACCCACCGGCCGGCCCAGTTGCGTGACCTCGCGAGAAATTCTACGCAGTCGTAGAATCCTCCCTCGCTGCAACGCTAAGCCGCCACCGCCGGCGGAGTAGCCAGCACCGCCATCACCTCCGGCACCTCCGCTACCGTCCCAGCGTGCGAGGCCGGCACCGCCACAACGGCCGCCAGCGAGGGCACAGCAGCAACAGAGCCCGCCAGCGAGGGAACGACCGCCAAAGAGCTGCGGCAGGGCGCGAACAGGCGCTGCACGTAGACCGTGATCGGCCCAGCGACGGCTTCAACCGTGCCCGGCTCGAGCTGCAGCACTCCAACGGCCTCGAGCCCGCCACCAGACTCCAGCGAAGCGGCCGCCAGCTGCAGCGATTGGACCAGGGACAGCCCGCCCTCGGTCTCGACGCTGGAAGCCCCTAGGCCAAGAACGCCGACGTGGGTGACAGCGCCCGCGTCAGCCTCAACGGTCCCCGCGGCGAGCGACAGCACGCCCACGACGCCAGGGGCGACTCCCGCGGCCTGGATATCGCCAGCGGCAAGCTGAACGACGCCCACGAGCTGAACGGCTCCCCCGGTCTCGACGTCAGCCTCGCCGAGCGTGAGAACGGCAACGACCTCGAGCCCGCCGCCGGTTTCCACCGTGGCAGGTCCGAGATCGAGCGTCAGCGCTGGGCTAGAGCTGAACGGGCCGAGGAGCGTCAGCAAGCTCACGCGTTACGCAGCCTCGCAAGGATGTCTTCAGCCTCGGCCACTTCGGTTGCCAGTTCGGCAAGCCGTTCGAGGTCTCCAATTCTCTCGGCTGTTGCAACCGCTTGGTTGAGCGCGGCCAACCTTGCCTCTTGTAGCTCGATCAGTTTTTCCATGGTTCCCCCCTTGTGCGTTAGACCAGCGGAATCAGCTCTTGTGCGATCGTCGACAGGTGGGACTGGAGCAGCACGCAAGCGTATTTGTCCGTCCCGTCGACAGCCACATAGGCGCCGATGCGACCGCCTAGAGCCGCTGTGCCGGCCTGAATGAAGTCGGTCGCAAAGTACGGCGACAAGACGCGGTGCTTGACGTCGTAGCGGAAGACCTGGTTCACCGCGCTCGCTACATAGATATTTAAGTAGCTGAAGCGGCCCTCGTCGGCGAATGGCACGTAGGCACCGCATGTGCCGGTATTGAGCGCGTTTACGTTGCCGTCATAGGTGACCGCGCCGGCCCAGGTCCCAGCGATCGCTCCGGCAATGTCGAGCACGTCGAGCGTGACAGCGTTGCCACCTCGGAAAAAGTGCTGCATCGAGTGGCGCGCGTTGCGGCCTGGATCTGGCTGGATCGCCCAGCCTGGAGCCCAGAGACAGCCCGCGCCGTTCGCTGCAGGAGCCACCCCGAAATAGGTTGTTGACCAGGCATCGGCGGCGATTGAAGCGGTGCCGTTGTTCACGGTCGCATCGCTGTAATTGTAGGTGTAGACGGTCGTCGTCGCCGTTGACCTCAGAAGCAGCAGGTTGGGCAACTCGATGACGAACTTGGCCGAGGTCGAGGGAGTGACGGCCCACGCGGTTCCAAGCGTGTAGACCGGCGAGGGACCTGAGGTGTGCGAGGCGATGATGCGGCGCTGCCCGACTGCAGTAGGGGCGACCGTGTCCTCGACGATTCGGATCTGAAAGTTCCGGTACTCGTTGGCCAAGACCGTCGCATCCCCACCGCTTGCTCGACCCGTCAGCGATGAGGCTCCGCTCGCGGTAGCGATGATTGCGAGCCGTCCACCTCCTGCGAGGTCGGTCTCGTGCGTGCCCTTGATCATGCCCTCGCCGGGCTTGTTGTCGTAGGGGACGTACTGCTCGTCGAGCACGCACATCGCGCTGTCGGTGCCGATGGTTGCAGGGAGGTTCGTGGTCCCTCGGTTTGCGAGCGTGTTGGTCGCGACCTCAAGCGAACGGAAGACACCCGCGGCGAGAGTGCCCGCGCCCAACATCATCACTCGACCGGACAGGATCTCGTATCGCGCGCCTGTTGCAGGGACGAAGGAGAAGGCCACATCGACGTGAATCGTCGGCGTCGTTGTCGCGGTGTTGCCCACGATCCAACGCTCTTCGGTCTTGCCTGCCGTCGCGTCGATGATGCGCAGCCTGAATCCAAGCTCACCCGACCCGCCGCGGTTGGCCAGCATGTTGAGCCCAGGGGCCGTTGGAAGTGCCGTGCTCAGCACCACGCTCGTCGTGGTAGCGCCCGCAGCGATTGTGCCGACGGCCGCAAAACTAGGGGCGTAGGCGCACGTCGAGCCAGCCCCGAAGGTTCCGGCTGTCAGCGGGTTGGCGACGGCCGTTTGCCAGGATTTGGTGACCGCGTTGAATCGATTCAGCAGGGCATTGCTGTGCAGTGTGTAGAGGAAAGGGTTTCGGGTGGAGTCGTTTCGCAGGTCGCTGCACATCGACATAGCAGCAGCGTGCGCAGTCGGAGACGGCGAGACCTGGCACCAAACGAGCCGGTCGATGATTTTTTTGAACGTGTTTGCCATGTCAGGTGATCCGCGCGCGAACGCAGTGGTCCCACGCCTGAAGATTGTTGTGGTTGATCATCATCGAGCCGGGTCGGCCGTCGATGTTGGTGACGTTCGCCGCGTTGGTGACTGTTGCGACGGTGGTGACGGTGGCAACGGTGGTCACGTTGGCCAACGTGGGGAGGGTTTCCACCGCGGCAGTGACGCGCTGTCGTCCGAGCGCCTTGTCGAAGCCGATGGGGCTCGACAAGAGGTTGAACAGTCGGGTCAGGAGAGAGTTGGCCCCGCCCTGCTCCTGCATCGGCATTGGGTTGGCGCGGCTGACCATAGTCGCCTCGCCGTTGTCCCCATGGGCCGGCTTCATCACCTGGACTTGCTTGCCGTCGACGATGTCGACCGCGATGTCCTTAAGCGGGTCTGGCGTGAACGGAAGGCTATCGAGTGACATGGCTCACCTCAGGGAGGGTTAACAAACCGCATAAAGCCCGTTGCATCAGGCCGGATCTGCCGCGTTTCGCCCGCAGCGTTTGGAGTGAAGGGGAAGCCCGCCCCGGTGTCGTGATAGCGCAGTAGGCGCGACGTGGAGGCCACCCCCGTGTCGATGTAAAACGCAATCGCCTCGATGGTCGGCTGCAAGGCTGGGATCACCATGTCGAAGTTGTCGGTGGTGAGGTTGACGTCGTCGCCCACGATAGTGACCGCCTTGTTCGCCAGGTTCGCGCTCGTAGCGATGCGAGCGCCGCCAGGGATGTCGTCGAGGAAGTCGTGCGCGTCGCTGTAGGTGTAGGCGGCGGTGTCGATCAAGACGGCCTTCACGTTGACGCCAGCGCTAGAGAGATCCTCGGTCGAAGAGCCGACCATGCGAGCGCGGATAAAAGCCGGGTAAGTTTTGTTTGCCATGGTGGGGCCTCAGGGGATCACGGGGAATGGAACTGGATTCTTGTCGATGGGCAGTTGGAAAGTAGTCGTCCAGCCGAGGAGGGCATTGGCCGCCCCGTAGAAGAAAGCGCGGCAGGTTGCGATCCCCTCGGTTGTCACGCTCGACCCGTCAGCGGCCAGGGCCCACAGCGCGGTCACGCTCGACACGGAGGAGACGGAGGGCGCGACGTCGACGTCTACGGTCCCCGCTCCGTCTGGCAGCACGATCCGCACGATCACGCGCAGCACGCCGGTGCCGTCGATCGCACCGGTAGCGAGGACGAACGGCACGGCCCAGGGCGCCCTTGCTCCTACGTGAAGATTGCTCACGGCATCACCTCGAGCGCTGCGTGATAGGCCGCCCAGCTAGCAGCCGAGGCGCACCACGGAATCTCATCCGAGGCGCTTTGGCCCAGCGTGCTCTCCGCTTCGGACTCACGCCCAGGCATGCCTGCGAGTTCGCTGCCGCCTCGACGTGCCCCTGCGTGGTAGGCCTGGATTCGCGGGTGGGCTGCCGTTCCCGGTCGCTCTGCAACGCGGGCTTGAAGCTCGGCACGGGACAGATCAATCGCTCGCCGTCCGATGGCTGAATCGACGTCGATGATTCCAACGACTTCGCGCCAGTTGAGATTGGCCTCGATCCACGTGTTGGACTCGTTGCCCCCGATCGTTACGTCGCTTGCGTCTTCTGGGGTGCCCTCGCAAACGTGCGTCAATCGCTCGACGTGTCCGCTTCCGCCCGTGCGTGGGTCTTGCCCCGAGCGCTTCGAGATCACGAGGTCGCCGACTTTGACCTGATACTGGCCCGGCTGATTCGTCTGGAACTGTTCGTGCCAGCGGCCCGTCTTCTTCGCGTCCGCCACGAGCTCTGCCACCGCACAGCGCCAGCCGTGCGAGAGGTAGCCGTCGGGAGCTGGGGTCTGGCCCATGTTGTCGACAGCTTGAACAGCTTGCTCGGCCGCACTGATGACTGCGGCTTTGATCGAGCCTGCGACCGCCACGACTGCAGCGAGCGCCCCTCGTGGTGCGAGCCGAGGCCGCAGGTAGGTCTCGAGCATCATCGGCAGCACCTCTTGGACCTGGCGTGCGTGCGCCGGGCGGTCAGCGGGCCCGCTCTCGTAGCTCAGGATCGTAATCCCGCCCAAAGTGGTGACCGTGTGCTGCCCGACAGCAGGCTCGGGGAGCGCCAAGCCGGTGATCTGCCGTAGCGTGTTGACCGTCGACGCCCAGGGGTTCTCGACCTGCGGCGTGCGCGGGTCGTCGACGATCTGCTCGGTGTAGGTGAGGTAGGTATGGCTCGCGATGAACTGCCGCTCGCCCTTCTTGGCTAGTTCAACGAACCGCTCGTATTGCCTTCGCGGCATTGTCTGCGGTTGGCCTGGGAGCGAGATAGGGCCGCCGTCTGCGATGATGCATCCATCAGGGTCAATCGAATCGAGCGAAGCGCGAACAGCCCCGCCGCCGGCGGAGTAACCGCACGTCCAAAGCTGTCCGCCCGCAGCCGCGGCAGCATCGCGCAAGCGCCGGACCTCGCGGATCTCTGCGTCGGAAAGGCGCGACCCTGCGACCGCGTAGACCGTAACGGTGGGGCCTAGGATCTTGGGGGCCTTGCTGGCTGCCGTGCCGGTGAAAACCATCACCAGGACGTGAGGCCCGGTGCCACGTTGGATCAGGATCATCGGTGGCTCTCCGGTGGGGGTGCTGGGAAGGTTCGGCGCGTCTCGAGCTCGTCGGCATCCGACCGACCAGCGAGCGCCTTGCGCGACCGCAGATGCTCCGCGGCGAACTCGTAGATCTTCTCGACCTCGTCGACCGTAGGAAGGCCTTCGATTGCCCACCTGGCGCGCTGAAGCGACGGCGTCATTTGAGCCTCGACCCATCGGGCGGAGCTTTGCCGCGCAGCTTCAGCCCCGCCGCTCCAATGACGATCACGGCGAGGGACCCGAGCAGGCTTGCCCAGTCCATCAGCACCCCTCCGACTCGGGGGCGAGGGAGCACCAAACGTCATGCGCGACGCTGAGCGACCGCTTGATTGGACCCCACACCTCCGACACACGCGCAAGGCACGCCTCGTCCGCCTTGCACGCTTCCAGCTGCTGCTGTTGCTGTGCCACAAGACAGGGTTCAGCGGCTGCGAGGATGTCGCGCGAGGCCTCCGCGTAGCGTGCGACCTCAGCCGTTGCTCCGCTGCATCCTACGCTGACAGCCAGGAACAGAAGCAGGGCGGGAGGAGCCCCCTTCCTCAGTGCGCCCAGGATGGCAGGCCCAGCGCTTCCGCCAAGCTCTTGCCCGCCAATCGCTAGCACCGTGGCCACAGCGCCTTGCACGATGGCCTCGCGGGCGGGCGTGCCCTGCAGCATGACCACGAGCACCGCGTAGGCCTGGCCTAGCAGCAACGCGAGCCATGGACGGACCCGCGGGGGGATGTTGATCGGCACAGCGTTCGACTTGAGCACCGAGATCAGAACCCAGATCACAAGCGCGGCGAGTGCCACCGTGCTCCCCGTACCAGCCTCGCGAACAACCAGATCTTCCATGTTCAACCTCCCAAAGACTCAACGATTGCGCGCACGATTCCCGGCGCTGCGGACGACAGCCCGGCGCCTAGCGCTCCGCCCAGACCACCGACGACAGCCATGCGCAAACTCGACAGCCTCGACACCTGCGCACTGAGGCGACCGACGACGCCCGCGAGGCCCGTGCCGCTCTCCATCTTGGCCAAGTCTTCGGGGGTATGTTCGCCCGAGCGAGACTCCCGCGGGTCGATCATCCGCGGGGCTTCGCCGATGAGGGCGCGAAGCTCCTTCTGCTCGTCGCGAATCCCCGCCAAGGCGTTCGCCTGTGCGCCAAAGGCCACGATGATTCGTCCGTCGAGGTCTGCGAGGTCGGAGTGCGTAGCAGCTCGCAGCGAGGAGACAGCAGCCACAGCAGACTCGGCAGAGTCGCGCGCTCGGTCCGCTCCTTTCATCGCCATCTCGGCATAAGCCGCAGCCTTCGCCGATACCGCGCGATGTCGCTGGCCTTCCTCGCGTTGCTCGCGGATCTGCTCCGCGAGATAGACGACGGCCTCGCTTGGGTTAAGAGCCCGAAGGGCTGCGAGGTCGATCCCGCTCGATGGCGTAACGTCGCTTTGACCGTTGCCGTTGGTAGTGCTCATGCGACCTCCAGAGTTGCGAGTGTCCCCGCGCCAATTGTTGCTGTCGTGCTCACGCCTGCTCGGTTCTCTACTCGCACGCGCATTGCTCCAGTTTGAGGCTGCAGAACGAAGCGCGCTGTACCCGTGCGGGGCACGCTGTAGTCGAGCAGCGCAACCTCGGCCTTGCCGCTTGCGATCTCCGTGCGTGGATTCGTGGCGCTTGTCGGCCCGAGCCACACACTCCAGCCGCCAACAGAACGAAGGAAGCCCTTCACCAACACGCGCCCAGTCGGAGGCATCTCCCACGGCTCAGCGTCGAGCGCTCGACCAACCCACTTGCGTTCAAGCCATAGCGGGCCAGGCAAGGGAAACCCGCTATCAGGCTCTGGCGTGCCGTGGTTCGCCCTTTGGTCTAGTGGCCTGTCGGTCGTCGTCGGCCAGTATTCAATCGACGGCGCCAGTGCTGTTAGGTCAGTCGAATGGTGGGGGAGTACCGTGGTATCCGCAGAGTCGTGGGTAAGCCAAACGTGTGGTCGGCGATTGCCACCTAGCGCAAGCAAGTAGGGCACAGCGTCACGAGGATTGCGAGCCGCGTAAGCGTTGGGGACTGCGCCGGGCGTGCCACCAACGGCCGTCTCCAGGTAAGCCTGGAAAAGCGCGCCAGTCTCGCCGTGCCATTCGGCGTAATTGGTAATCGGGAAGTGCGGCGCGTAAAAGCTGAAGAGGTCGGGGAACTTGACCAACGAGCAAAGCGTGTGACAGCCGCCATCGCTGTATCCGACCATTGCGCCACGGCCTAGCCGCATATCGATCTTGTCCGCGTGGTTGGTGCGCGCCCAAAAGACCATATCCCAGAGGTCATGCATCTCGCGGGCGCTCATATCGACGGTGCCGCCCGATGAGCCGTACCCTCGGAGGTCGGGCACGAGCACGAAGAAGCCGCGCTTGGCGAAGCGCTCGACCACGATCGTCCCCATCTCAGCGTTGCTGCCCGAGTATGAATGCATCATCACGAGGATCGGTCGGTTGCGGAAGCCATCCGCCCAGGCAATGCGACCGCGCAACGTGGTGATCGCCGTGTCGATGGTCGAGCTGTAGACGACCGCCGAGATCGTTACAGCTCCGGCTCGCCCGGGGGTCTTGGTCCTGTTGGCTAGGCGCTGAAGAATCACAGCGCGTACCTCGACGCAACGTAGCTATCCCATTGGGTAGCTTCGGGCGCGGTCAGCGTGCGGCCGATGTAGCGAAGTTCGGCAAGTTCTCCGTTCATTTGGCCATAGGTGCCGTTGCTCTCAAGCCCGATTCGGACGCCCTTTAGCGGCGGGGTATCAGCAACAGTGTTCCAGTTGCCGCCGTCGTCTGTTTGCAAAACGCCATTGATCCACATTCGACGCTGCGCCTGCGTTATCTCGAAGCGGATCTCGTTCCACCCCGTCGAAGAAAAGGCCTTAATCGCCTGCGATGCAGAATTAGGCGCGAACAACTTCATGTTGCCTACTTCGAGCAGAATGAGGATTCCTTCGAAGATCGTCGCAGGCGAGTCAGGGAATGCAGAAAACAAGCTCTCTGCTGTAGTCGTGTCAAACTTGACGACTGCCAGAATCGTGTAGCTGTTGAGGTCGGTCGGCTCTGCGCCCCCGATCTTTATGTCGTAGTTGGCGAGAAAGTCGTCGGTGCCGTCAAAATTAACTGACGGGTGACCGTTGATTCGACTCGCAAGAAGTCCAGGCTGCTGAATAGCTATCAAGTTGTTGACGTGGTTCCCCTCGCCTGACCTGTCGGTCATTGCGGACACCACGCCGCCGGACTCTACGACGCTATCGGAGCGCCAATATCCAATGGTGTTGGAGAACACTACGCCGTCAGCTTGGTTGCTTATTGCCTCGGTGTCGGCTGCAGAAAGATTGCCGTTGAGGTCTTGGAACGCATTGGCCGCAATGGTGACCGTCGCTGTTTCGGTACCGTCCCAGTCGCCCGACATATCGAGCGTGATGAGCGTGGTTCCGTTGCCTGATTGGTAGCCGGTTATCGTGCGCGACGTTCCTGCGCTGTAGGACATGGTGACGAGGGCCGCGTCGCGCAGAATTACAGGCTCCGCAAAGAGCAACTCGATAGCGTCTTTGTCGCCCTCGCGAACCGTCGCCGAGACGAGCGCGGGGGCTGTTGCGTCGCGCGCTTCGACCACTTCGAGCAGGCCCGAGAAGTGCGTGCCGAAGCAGCTCACGAATACGTGGCATCGCTTGGCGGGGTCGAATGCGGCCGCGTTGGCTACGTTCATGTCGGGCGATAGGACGAGGTCTTCGGGGTCAACCACCGTGTTTGGCGGGATTTCGAGCGTCTTGCTTGCGCCGGTAGCGTGACCAGTCGGAGCGAGGCCCCAAACAATGCGCCCGTCGCTGTTGGCCGTAGCGGTCTGGACTCCGTTGCGTGCGATGGTGACGACGGAGGAGAACGGCTCAGCAATGCCTAGGCTCGTCGGTGAACTCGCGCCAACAAGCACTCTGGTACCGTCCGAGTAGAACTCTACGGCGATGCTTGAGCCCGCGAGCGTATAGCTCGCAGCGCCGTCAATCAGGGCACCACCCGCCGCCGTCAAGGTCACCTCGGAGGCGGCTTGGTTTAGGCGCTTCGCGACGATGCGCCGGCCCGTCCAGCTTGCGGGAGCTGGGAGGACGAAGGAGGGGGTAGGCGACTCGTTGTCACTTAGATCGTTCAGCTTGTCTGCGTCCAGCGTGGCGCCGCTGAACTTGGTCACAAACTCGAGGCCTTGCCCGATCACGCTGATGTCGAGTCGGTTTCGCGCAGGGTTATCGGTGCACGATACCCCTGTAGTAAAGTTAATTGCGGGCCTGAGCGACTGCTTAACCCCGCCCACCCAAATGTCGCGGATGCCGTACAGCAAGCTCTTGAGAGCAGCCGGAGAAACTCCAGTCACGATGCACCTCCATCGAACGCCGCGGGGGTAGAGAACTCGACGGTGAACCCGTAGACGCGCAACTGGTTGACGCTGTTGGCTCCCCACTCGCCCTTGAATCTGACGAAGTAGGCGTAAGACTCTCGGTTTACGAAGTGCGAGCCTGTTGCGGCGAACTCGTGCGCAGCGTCGTAGACGGCGGTTGATGCGCTAGGGTCAGTCGCGTCGAACACGAGCGAACCAGGAGCCGCGAAGCCGGGGGACGAATGGTTGCGCCGATAGAGGCCCACGATCGGCATGTTTGCCGGCAGTGCACCGTGCGCAGCTGGATCAATCTTGGCAACAACCTCGGTGACGGTGGAGCCGTGCGGCAGGTCTACACGGCAGTAGATGTATTGATTGTTACCGGCCGAGATCTGAGAAATGCAGTCCTCGGTGGTCTCGAATTGCCACTGGGCTTGATTGAACACCATGTCGGCGATCGAGCTGTTGCGCGTGAGCGTGCGCACGGTCGTGCCGCCTTCCTTGAGGTGCTCAAGGCGGTCGTAGATGTCCTCTTGGGTCACCCTCCACTGCTCAGCAGTGGGAGGCGCTCCGTCGGCGATAACCGGGCGATTTGTCGCCCAGTTTGCTACTGCTACGTAGTCGTCCCAAATACCCATTAGACCAATCCTTGGTAAGGCGAGCCCACAGAGCCGGGCCAGTAGATCGCGTCCGGAGAGCGCGTGGCGGTGCGGACGCCGGAGATCACCCGCGAGGCGTTGCCGTACCACCCGTTAGGGTTCGGTGGGTTCGTCTCACCGGGAGTGAAGACCCCAGGCTCGAAGCAAACGATGATGTTTTGACAGACGGACTTTTCGTCCTTCCACTCGCCGACAATGCGGCGCACGGCTGCCACCTGCTCCGGGGTTGCCGTCGAGCCGACGGTGAAGCCTGGAGAGTCGACCGCTCCATCCCAAAGCGCAGGATCGTCGAGCGCAGGGAGCCGCGTCCACAACTCCGCGGGCGGGTTCAGAACCACCCAGAAGCGGCACCAAGGCTCAGGCCCCGATGGGTAGGTCTCGGAGTCCCAATCCCAATTGGAGGCGTTCAGCGTCCACTCGAGAGTCCCGTCTGCGAGGCTTGTGTACCAACTGCCGTGATGATTCACCACGTGTGCGTCGAAGGCGTGCGGCGTTAGGTAGCCCTTGAGCTGCCGAAGGATCTCGAACGGGTTGCCAGCGCGCGACCAGGCGTCGAGCCAGCCGCGCAGGCGCTCAGCATAGGCCTCCGCGGACTCGGCAAAGCCGCGCAGGATCCGCCGGTCCCTTCCGATGGCAGCGAGTGTGTCGTCGGAGCCGTAGCTTGGCCACCGCGCTCGGATGCCGTGACGCGTCCAATCGACGTGCGCGTCGAGCATGGCGCCCATCACGTCGAGCAGCTTCGCGCCGTCGTCGACCGTGAGGAACGGGGGAGCGTTTGCCAGCATGGCTTCGCGGAATCCCACTAGAGCGTCCCTCCCGTCGGTGGCGCTGGCTCGCGCGTAATCGCGCCGGTGACCGCCCCGAGCGCTGGTACCTGGTTCTCAGTGAGGTTCACATCTGCGGCCGGCAGCGAGACCGATACGTCAAACGCGCGACTCGAGACGCTCTTGATCGTCGCCTCGAGCAGGTTCTTGCTCACCTTGCCGTTCGAATCGAGCGCCTTGCGCCAGCCACCGATCGGGCAGAGCGCGAACAGCGCAGCGAGCCGCGCAGAGACTGCCGCACGGATGTCGTCATCCGTCTGGTTCACGTCGTCGTAGACCCAGAGGGCGTACGTCACCGCGATCGTCGCGTTCGTTGCACTCGAAACGGTGAGCGTCTCGCAGGGGCCGACCACACGCGTTACGAGTGCGGCCTCCACGAGTGTGACGTCTCCGCCGCTCACCGCTCCGGAAGGGCCAGCGAGTATGACTGCCAGCGCCCCCGTGACGCTGTTGCCTCGCACGTCGCACCGGGTAACGGCCGCGCCCCCGTTCTCCTCCGGAGTGATAGCCACGTAGGCATACTTCCCCTTCGGGCCCGCGCCGACCTTGCTGATAGCCGGGACCTTCAGCCTGCAGCGCGCTTTCAGTGCCTCTCCGCTCTCGCGATCTCGGCCGACTGCGGCGGTCGCATTGGTGCAAGTTAGGCCGAGCTGTCCGCTCGTGATGGTGTCGAGGTCGCCAGCGTCCGAGGAGCTCGCAGAGCCCGCTACGTCCGCAACAACGTCGAAAGAGACAGTTGCTCCCGGGAGAATGTCGACGGTGCCTGTTGCCGGCGAAGTGTTGCGGTAGGTTGCGCCGGTCGTACTGTTCTCGATCGTGAGGTCGTTGGCTCCAACCGCGTGGGTATCTGTTCCCGTGTTCGTGACCGTCAGCACCGTGCCTGCGTACGTGGCGACGATGCGCGAAACGCCGTAATCCTGGAGAGCCTTCTGCGTGAGGCTCTCGTCGTCCTCGGCATAGTCGAGGAAGCCAGAGGCAACGATGCCACGGGTCAAGATCCGCTCTTGCGCCAACCAGTACGAAAGCACCTCGATCAAGCTGAGCGCGGTGTCGCCCTCCTCCCATGCCGTGACCGGCAGCTCGGCCGTAACGGCGACTTCAAGAGAGGTTACCAGCGCTTGCTCGGGGGTTAGCGGAGCCAGCAAGGCGTCGATGGGTAGGGTCGTCACGAGCTCACCTCACGCACGCCGAGGAGATCCAGCGTTACGGCATTCACGGTCGCAACGAAGTCGACAGGGCCCTGGGTGGTGTTTGCGCGGATCTGGAAGTCGAGGGAGGTGACGTGGTTGACGACCGTCTCGACGGTATCGACCCGTACAGACGATGCATCGACTGTTGCCTCCGCCTCTATCTCAGCTCGCAGCTCTGATTCTATTCTTCGAGTGCGTTCTGGGCTGTGCTCGGCGCCGATGAAGGTCGTCATGTCGATCCCGTAATCGGGGTGGAAGTGCAGACGGCCTCGAGGCGTGGTGATGCGACGACAGATCCGATTGATGACGCGGTCCTTGCCGCGCTCGACTCGAGTCGAGACGACGCCAAACCGGCACCACATGTCTGTACCGAGGTCGATAGCCATCAGGCCCTCACTCTCGAGTAGCCACCAGGTGGCGGCCCTTCGGTTGCAGCGTTCAGCGTGATCGTGCCAAGCGCGTTGATGCTGCCCGGGGCACCCGCGGTCACGGTCCCTGAAAGAACCACGTTGACCTGGTCGCCAGAGCGCAGCACGCGCGCATGCCCGCCTCCGGCGAAGACGTCGGTGTCAGCATCGCCGAGGGTCACCTCGGGAGTCGTCACGGTCAGCGATTCCTCTGCCAGAATCCTCACCGACAAGGGACCGTGCCCGGTGTCGTCCTCGCCGACGATGCCGGTGACGTAGGGGCGCCCTGGGTCCGAATTCACGAATCGGACGAGCACGCGGGTTCCTGGTTTCACCGTTGCGGCGTAGCCAGCCGAACCACGAAACGGCATCTGTCGGATCTGCGGCAGCTGCAGCGAGGCATCGACGGGCCGAACATCCACGAAGGCGCCGGCCTGTGCATCCACGCGATACTCGTAATCGCCAGCAAACTCGAGGCGGGGGAAGAGCTCCCGCACCACCGTTCGGATTGCTTCGACGATTGCGCCGCGGTTCATCGTAGATACCCCACGACGGACGAGTCGTCGCCGACCGACACAACCAGGCGATCGATAACCTGGTCTTCGCCTTCGACCACCATCGTCTGGCCTGGACGAGGTAGAACACCGTCCACCGACAGGTCGACGGTACGACTGGCCGCCATGTACTCAAGAGCCCGTGCAAGGCTGCGCCCTGCGGGGCGATCCCCGGCCACAGTTTCGCCCAGCTCGTCCACGTGCCAGCGCGCGCCCAGAACTTGAGCCAGCGCCTCGGATGCGTGCTGTCCGCCGCGGCGAATGAGCGCATATCCGAGCGTGCGGTCCAGGAATGACGGCCCGAACCCGGCGCGCCATGTTTCACCGACTTCGGTGGCGAGGTCGCGCAGAGCGTTCGATAGCTTCAAGCTGTTTGTGCGATACGAACGCGGCTTGACGCTCTTCGCCCAGCCCGATCGACCAGCGCGAAGCATCACCTCCGCTCCGTCGGCAAACGAGCCACCGCGCACAACAGAGCCCACAAGGGTGAGCGTCCCGAGCGTAAGCGTTACTGCCTCGCCGTCCGCAAACTCGCGCGGGTCGGGCAGCATAATGCGCGCGGACCACAAGCCCCTCGATGGCCAGGAAAGACGGCCCGATGTGACTCGGGTCCCATTCAGTTCAAGCGCGAACGTCATGCCTTCAGCTCCTCGAGGAGCTTCGCGCTCGACTCGTTCAGTTTTTCGGTTTCAAGCTCGATCTGTGTCTTCGGACGCTCCGAGCTGCCCTCGATGGTTCCTGCACCAGATCCCTTACTCGCGCCCTTCGGTGCACCCGTGGCCGCCTTCTTGGGCTTTCTGTACTCAAGGAACTCGACGGTCGCTTCGCCGTAGCCGCCCTCGGTATCGACCGTGTCGCCGATCTTCTCGATCACCACGCCGCGAATCTTCGCGAGCGAAAACTTCGGGTGCTCGACCACGATGGCCGACTGCTCGCCGTTGGCAGGAGGCTCGATGGCAGCGCGGTACTCCGCCCACGCGGCGTATCCGTCCCAGTACTCGCCCTCGCGCCAGCCGCGCCAAAAGCGGAAGGTGATCTTCGGCTTCGCGAGGTCTTTGCCCTGCGGACTGGTCGTCGCTCCGTCCGTGCCCTTTCCCTTTTTGACCTCCCACGGATAAACGGAGTCGCATCCAGTGACGCGACAATCGCCGAGCCAACGGCGGCCGTTCACGATGGGCTGAGCCCACGCTACGGGGTCTACCGAGGGCGCAACGAGCGTCATGCTGCCTCCGCGTCCGGCGCGCCGCCGAGCTCGACCGACAGATCCGCAAACATGTCTTCGACCTCGCGTCGTACGCGCTCGACGAGCGACCGCTCGGTGACGCCGTGGAAGTGCAACTCGACGTGGATAGGTCCCGTGGGTCCTCCTCGAGGAGCAGCGGGCAGAGCCCCAGCGCCTGAGACCATCTCGGAAACGGAGCGCTCGACTTCCGCGGATCCGTCGTCCACGCCGATCGCGAAGCCTTCGGCCGTGTACCCGCCCAACTCGGCAAAGACTTTGGACGGAGACTGAATCGAAAGCGCGTTCTTAAGTCCGTCCGTGGCTAGGTTTCCGAGCTCGCTGACGGCAGCCGTAACCTTTGCGCCTGCAGCCTTGATGCCATTGACGAACCCGTCAATCAAAGCCGTACCGACTGCGCCCAAGTCGATCGCGGCGATCTTGTCGACAGCACCGCTAACAGCGCCGCTGATGGCATTCCACGCGCTCTTGGCGGCGCCCCACGCTGCTTGGAACGCAGAGCCCAGCTGAATCGCGGCAAAGCCTACCGCCGCTATGACCGCGATAACTGCGCCGATAGAGACCGCCAACGCCGTTGCGGCTACCTCGGCAGCCATCATGACGACCGCCATGGCGTCACTCGGCGCGACGTTGAAGAAGGAGCTCACACTCTCAACGGCTGGTTTCATCGCCACCGCGATCTTGAGCGCCTGGTTTACGAACTTCGCGATGAAGAGCATCACGTAAGGAATCGAGGCCGCTGCTGCGTTGACGAGGGGCTGGAAGATCGTCTCGAAGACTCCCTTCAGCAGCTTTCCGCTCGTGCTTCCCTCGTCGAACATGTCCACGAATCGAGAGAACTGCGTGAGGAAGCCTTCGATCGAGAGCCCCGAGAAGAGGGCGCCCAGGTTTCCCTGCAGCCGCTCCACGCTCTGATCGAGCCCAAGCATCTTCGCTTTGACGTTTCCGCCGTACTGCTTCTCGATCGTCTTCGCCATGTCAGCGGCGGTTGTCTTGCCTGCTTTCAGGTCCTCGATGAGCTTGGCGGTTCCATCCTGGCCGATCGCGGCCTCCTGCGTGGCTATGCCCTTAAGGGCAGCAGACGCGTCCGCTCCGGTAATTCCGGCCGCCTTCAGTTGCTTCGAGATGTCCATGAGACGGTCTCGGCTGGCGCCTGTCGTCTTCTCGAGCGTGCGGAACTCGGCGCTCATCTTCGCGGCGGCCGCCCCGCCTCCAAAGGTCGCCTCCATCAGAAGGCGCTGGTTTCGCGCTGCGTTGGCCGCCTTGATGCCGTAAGCCACGATGGCAACGCCTGCGCCAATGACGGCCGCAGCAAGAGCCACGAACATAGCCGCGCCCAGCGCGAGGCCACCAGCAACCAGCGTCAGCGGTCCGCCAGACTGGCCGAGCTTCTGGAATGCATCGCCTACCTGGAAGAGCTTGCCAGCGGTGCCGCCGAGCGGTCCGCCGAGTTGCCCAAACGCGCCCGCGAGCTCGCCGAACTTTGTGCTCGCGAGCGCCGCCGAAATCTTTCCTTGCTGGGTAGCAGCGCGCACCTTCCCAAGTTGAGACGCTGCCGCCTCGGTCGCGCTTTTCTGCTTCGCCATCTCCGCCGTTGTGGCAGCGAGTGACGTCTTGAGGTCGCGCTCTTTGGCGGCGAGCTTGTCTGCCGCAGCCGCAGCCTTCCAGAAGGCGGCAGGGTTGCTCGCATTCATGGCCGACTGCATTGATGCCTGCAGCTCCGCAGATGCGGATGCAGTCTTTGCCAACTCTGCGTTCAGCTTGCCGGCTGCAGCATCAAGCTGCTTGTAGCTGGCCGCTCCGTCCTTTACCGCGGACGCGATCTTATCCAGCTCAGAGACGGCATCGTCTCCCCTGAGCTGCTGCTCGATCGCGATCAAGAACTCGGCGGACGTGGACACGGTTCCTACTTCTTGTTGGGGTACCGAAACATGCGAATGGTGTCGGCTAGGACAATGGCGCCGGCCCAAGCGTCTTCGTCGTAAGGCGGCTCGTGGCCGAAGAGATGCAAAAGAGCCGTCGCAAGTGCGCCCGTGCCGTGAGGCCCAGAGGCCTCACGCACCCGGGCCTTCAGTCGTTTTTTTGCTCGAGCACTCCACCGCTAAACTTCACGGCGGCGAAGCCGATCGTGTCGCTGATGCCTGGGCATGCCTCGACTACCGCCTCCCAGACTCCAACGTCGGGGTAAAGCAAGCAGTCCAGGCCCAGGCGACGAGAAGCTTCGTGCTGCTCACCCTTCGAGCCCTTGCGTGTCACCGCGATCCAGTTGCGGTACTCCGCGCCATCAGGCCGGCGGATGATCGCCATGCCTGGCAGATTCAGCGGGGTCTGCATGGGGATCTGCATGAGGTTTGCGCCCCCATGCTTCTCCTCGAGCTCGTCGAGCGCCTCGAGGTCGCGCGCGTCTCGCGCTTCGCGCTCGAGCTTTTCTTTCTTTGCGCGCGCCTCTCGACGCGCCTCGATTTCCTTGATGTTTGCCATGGGTCTCCTTTTGCGCCTCAGCGCGGGATTTCGCCGAGTGAGCAGCCGTCGATCCGCAGCTGCTGGATGTTGAGCGGCAGCGGTACTTGGATCGCGTTGGCATCCGCGGCGCCCTCAAGCGTGCGCTCGGTGACGCGACAACCGGAGGCGGAAAACCTCACCAGGTCACTCGAGAGCGTCGCTCGAAAGCTGCCTTGCACGGAGAACATGACGGCGCCGAGCTTGATGCGTCGGGCCTTGGCGACTTCCTTCATGAGGCGGGCCAGCTTGATCTGCTCGCGCAGCAGCAAGGTGATCGAACCCGTTCCCGAGTAGACGCCTTCGGTGGTGCCGATCTTCTTCCCTCCCAGGATGAGCACGTCGACCGGCTCGAGCTTCTCGCTGAAGCTGAAGTCGATGACGTCCGAAACGCGGTGTGGCTTTCCTCCGCCGTACATCGCCAGGGAGAGGGAGCACTCCGCAGAGGAGTGAATGATTCCGTTGACTGTGGGAGCTTCGTTTACGGGCATGGTTCACTCCTCTGAGGCATTGACGACGACGCGCGTGCGAACCGACCCGATGAGCCCGCGGGTTCGCAGCACACCTTCGCCGTTCAGCGTGGCGTTGGGGACGTTCACAATGTCTGTATCGGAAGGAGTCCACGAGACCGCGGAAGCCCGAGGGCCTTCGGTCTTTGGGGACAACAGCTCTGCCGTGAGCTCCTCCTCAACGATTTCTTTGTAGCGTGCGAGCTCCTCGTCTTCGAGCGTGCCGTCGTCCTTGGTTATCGGGTCGTCGCCGATGAAGTCCTCGGTGACTCGCTGAACTACCTCCGCGTAGAGGTTGCTGACCGCAACCCACGGGAAGTGACCGAAGGCAGAACCAGGCGGCCCCATGGTCGACGAGAGAGACAGGAAGGTCTGCCCGGGGTTGTTGGTGTACGTCCTCGCGGTGAGGAAGCGCGAAGCGTTCAGCGCGTTGTTGGTCCGCGCATCGTGCTCGACGACACCCACCACGCCCTGCGGGTCGTAGACGGAGTATCCGGCAAGTTCGCCGTCACCCTTGCGGTGCGGAGCCACCTGGATGTCGTGGCTCATCCAGCGCTCTACGGCCGGCAGGTACACCGGAACTCGCGTCGCCAGTTGGTCGACCTCTGACACCATCCACGTTTGTCCTGCCGAGATGACGACGCGTCCGCGTGCGTCTTCCCAGGTGCCCAAGTCGGCGAGCAGGGAGGCGATCCACGTGGTCTCGGTCTCCTCGCCCGTGATCGTGCGTCCTGTGGCAGCTGCCTCGACGGTGAGGGAGTCAGCCCCGCTGAGCGTTAGAACAAGGGCTCCGACGGATGCGACCGTGAAGACGCCGTTGTTGGAGGTGGAGCCGGCGACCGTGATGGTCATCCCCGCCCTGAACCCGTCGGTGATGAACGACCCGCCGACACGAGTGATCGTGTCGGGGTTCGCGTTGGCGAAGGCCAGCGTTGTACCTGAGCCGGTCACTTCCGCGTCGGGGTACCAATCCCGCGCGCCGATGAAGACGATCGGCTGAAAGCCAGCGGCGTAGAGAGTATCAATGTGGTTCTTCAGCTCGGTCGCCTCGGAAGCCGAGAACTCTCCGGTGATGATGAGAACGCGGAAGCGCACGTTGAACTCGATAAGCGCAGCGATGGCGAGCCCGTAGTTCGCGACCGAACCCTCGGGGCCCGTCGCATGCGCCGTAAACCGATCGCCCGCGTCAAGGTCGCCTGCGGCGAAGTTGAGCGTCAGGCCGGTCCGCGGGATTGTGTAGGTGTTCGCAGTGCCGAGGCGCGTCTCGGGCGTCCAGGTTACGCCACCGTTCAGGCTGTACCGGAAGGTGATGCCGTCCGTGGCAATGACGCCCGGCCCTATGACTTCGAACACAAGGTCATAGCGGCGATGCGGCGTGCCGGTGACCGTGATCACGCTGGAGCCCAATACTCCGCTGCTGTTGGTGCGCGCTACGGCGCCGGCGGTCGTAGCAGGCACACGAACTCGAACCGACTTCTTGCGCGTGCGCCGCACAATGCGAGCCACGATCTCCGCCGCTTCACCGTAGCCGAAGGTGTCGATCTCCGCCTTTGCGCTTGCGACTACACGAGGTGCGAACAAGGGACCAGCCGACGACGGACCGATCACACAAATGTTGTCGAGGCCTGCGCCAAAGCCGCCGACTGTTCCGGAGACGACTTCAACTTCGGACGAGGGAAGTTCATTACTCATTGTGCCGGCCAATCCTGGTTGTTGAAGGGAACGACGTGTTGGGATGCAATGGCCACGTTTGGCGCGGCCCCAATGGTCACGCGTGAAGGCTGCGGAGCGACGATGGGCACCGCTAAGGTGAAGCGCAGCAGGTAGCGCGCGCCGTTCTCGGTCCAGCCCTGCTGCAAGTCGGGCGTCTCACCGGGGGCGAGTACAGCCCCGCCGGTGAGCGGAGCGAACAGGCATCGCGCCTCGCGCGCGGATTCGTACGCGCACCAGACCAGCGCGTTGAGCATCGCATCGCAGTACTCGAGGTGCTCTTGGCGCCGCGCCCCCGGAGCGGGAGAGACCGCGTGTATCAGCACCTCGCCGCCAATGGCTCGATGGTACGGATACGTCGAGCCGGGAAGCGTGCGCCGCATCGAGTTAAAGGCGGGCGAGCTGAAGGAGTCGACAGCGTCTCCGCGCTGGACGTCCATCCAAAGGTGCGTTTCCGTCACGACTTCTGAATCGAGCTGCGGACGCCCAAACTCGATATCGCACCCGATCAGGTGAAACGATTTGTGCTCGCGCATGGTCTCGAGGAACCAGGGCAACGTCGGCAGCCTCATCGCTTGCCTCCAGTTCGCACAGAGAACTCAAATTGGGCCACGCGCTGAATCTCCGCCGACCACTTGGAGGGGAGCCCAGCAACACCAGGGAGCACGGGCCAGAAGCGGCCATACGACGCGCCAACCACAGCTTTCAGCCCAGCACTTCCAGGGATGACCTGGAGCGAGGCCGCAAGTCGGCCGGACTTCCGCAGCGTGCGTGCGGAGCCGTCGCTGTTCGTGCCGAAAGGTCGACCATAAGCGTCGGTCCCGTTGGCGTGCGAAGCCTTGAGCTGGGCAGTTAGCGCAGGCGCTGCAGCAGTAACAACGGAGCCGCGCAGGCTGTTGAGCGAGCGGATCTGGCGCTTCATTTCTGCGAGCTGAGCGAATCCGTTCATAGCGGCCGCCCTGCGGTGGAGGCTTGACCGCTGAGAGCTAGGTTGCCTCGCGTGGTTGGTAGCTTGGTGTCACGCGTCGGAAGGCCATCAAGCAAGAGCTTCAGGTCTCCGTTTCGCAATGCCGCGACTTCGTCGGCCACGAGAGCGTTGCGCTGCCCAAGAACCATGCAGGTAGCGTGCGTCGCAAACACCGCGACGGGGTGTCGTATTGACTCCGGATACCTGCCGTTTTCGTCCGCGGTGACAGGCATCTGATGAGCTGGGATGTACTTGTGGATTCGCTGCGATGACCCACGGATGTGGGTCTCGATGAGCTCGCGCAGCGAAAGAACTACGCCGAACTTTGAGCCACTGCTCGACAGCGACACCGCGGCACCGTCCGGACTCGCAGCGACCTGAAACCGGCTTTCTACGGCTGTCGGGATAGCGTAGTAAGAAACGCCGAGTAAGACGCCTCCTGGCAGCGTCCCACCCGGAAACGCGACGAATTCAAGCTTCGCGTTCAGCTCAAGGTTGTGTCCTGCCCAGACGAACACGTTGCCGCTCACGATGGCCGTGACCTCGCGCGCGGGGTTCTTGAGTGCGCCCCGCGATACCCCGTATCGCAGGACGTCCTCCACTGAGCAGTACATCTCGTCCAAGTTGGTTACCCTTCGACGTCAAGCGCCGACGTAGCGCTGAATGCAATGAGGGAAGAGCGGGCCTACGCCCATCATTCCGTCAGCGCTCGCACCCACCTTGCGCTCCTTCTCGTAGAGGGCGCTGGTTCGGTCGAGGATCATGATGTCGGGGCCGCCAGACCCTTTCTTCATGATCGCCCACGGTCGCATTACCTTGTTCAGGGCGAGAGGAACCCAGACGGTCGAGGAAGAAAACTCCGGAGCGACGTGCAGTCGCACCGTTCCGCGATGCCGATTGTCGACTGCGCCGAAGCTGGTGCCGACGGTCTCGATGAGCATGTCGTTCTCGAGGATGTCCTTCGCGTCCTCTTCGAGCGCGCTGCACACCACAAGGTCCGTCATTCGCAGGCCAAGGCTGCGGCCGTTCGGAGCCTTCATTTGAGTGAAGCGCTCCTTCGCGAGCTTGAAGTTCGCCAGCGAGAACGCCGTGCCGCCTCCGGTGAACGTGTTCGCGAAGACTCCACCCGATGCGTCTAGGCCGTTGATCGGGTGATCCGTATCGAGCCAGTTTTGACCGTCGTAGATAAGGGGGTTCGTGGTGATCAGATCGACCACGAGATCGCATGCCAGGCTTTGCCACGCGAGCGCCATACGCTTCGGCTCGTCGTCCCAACCAAAGAACTCGGGGGCCTCGACGATGGTGGCGAGCTCGGCGACGCCGTCCTGCCAGTGCCGCTTGATAACTTCGTGTGACTTCTCGAAGAGCTTGCGATACCGCGGCTGCCCGCGGAATTCCTCGAAGCCTGCGGTGCTCAGGGGGACAGGAATTCGAGTCGCAAGCGAATCGCTGATCCTCACCTTGCCGAGCGTCTCGGCCCAGTTCTCAATCGGCGCCTGAGTCAGCTCGGCGGTGAACTCGTCGAGGAAGTCGGTGAGAGCGATCTGGGCGCTCCGGCCGACCTGGTCGTAAGGGCGTGCAATGTCGGGCATGTCAGAGTCCTTTCAGGCGTCAGGCGAAGTTGACGTACACGCCTCGCGACGTGACGCGTTCGATGGTCCCCGCCAGCGCACGGGTGTTGGTGGCGCTGGAAAGGTCGACGCTGTTCGCGTCAACCACGTAGCAAGGGGATCCGCAGTCCTGGATTGCGATGCTGGATCCGTTGTTGGTGAAGGGGCCGTGGATTCCAGGCTCGACCATTACGGCGAGGTCGCTGTCCACAAGACCCGTAGCGTTCACGGTGTTCACCGCGACGCCTCGAGTGCGCACGTATCCGGTTGCGATCAACGCCCCCGGACGCGCCATCCCCTGGGCGTCGATGCCGATGATTTCGCCCTTTTGGCACACGGAACCGCCGTTTACCGGGATGTGTCGCGTGGTGGGGTATGGACCGAAGTGGTCGACGAATCGCTCTGCCATGGCTCAGCCTTCCTGAGCGGCGCCGCCGCTCACGTTCAAAGCGGCAAGGGTCGCCGCGTAAGTCTTCGGATCGATCTTGCGACGCGCGCAGAGCGCCATCTGACGCGGCGTGAGCTCTACTTCGCTTGCGTCCGGAGCTGCCGGCGTCGGGGCTGCGCTGGGCTTTGCTCCCCGCGCCTTGCGCAAGACGGCGAGACGCGTACGCATCTCAGATAGGGGCTCGTCGAGCAGCCGCTTGCAAAGCTTGCCAGTAGCAAGCCCTGACGTGTGAGGCGTTTCGATGCCGAGATTCTGCATCTCGACCACGATCGAGCGCCGCTCGCCGAGTTCGAGGGCGGCCTTCTCTCGAGATAGCTTGGCCCGCTCGGTCTCGAGGGCGAGATGCGAGGCCTTCCAGGTCGCTACCTGCGACAGCGCCTGCACTGAGGTCGGGGCTCCGGTGTCGCGCAGGATAGCAGCGCGCAGCGCCTGCAACTCCTTGTCGTCGGGCTTCTCCTCGCCGGCAGACATTGTTTCGGGCGCCTCGGTTTCGGGCGCCTCGGTGGCTGCCTCGCCAGTGGCGGCAGCCCCCGCACCCTTCACGATTGCGGCCATCGCGGCGATCGCGTCTTCGTACGTTGCGCCCGCGTCGAGTCCGAGGGCTTCAATGATCTTCTGCAGCTGTTCCGGGTCCATGGTGTCTCCTGTCGCTCTGAGCGACGCGGCTACGAGTGGTTGCAGTCCGTGCGTCGCCGGCAGCGAGGTGATAGCGACGTTGACAAGCGAAACGATGCGCCGGGTCGACGCGTCGAAGGTAAACGCTGGGGAGACGTACCGCTGACGGCGCTCGGTGAGCCGCGTGGTCCCCTCGGGAGTCCAGCGCACGCCCACGGCCCACAGTTCGCCGTTTCGCAGCTCAAGCGCACTCCACGCCATGGCGTCCGTGTTGAAGTTCACGGAGGCTGCAGCGTCTTCGAGCGATAGGTGCTCTAGGTCGAACATCAAGTCAGCGCCGTGCTCGGCGTAAGCGGCCATGACCGACTGCGCGGCCTCGGCGTCGAACAGGAAGTCACCCTTTGCGGAGGGATTCCACCCAGCCTTGAACAGCCGCGTTTCCGTCGGAGGCTCCTCAGGGAGAAGCACCGATGCTCTCGACAGCGAGAGGAGGGTCGGATTCCGCCAGGGGCGTCGCATCAACCCAGAGTGGCAATCGACAGACTGTAAAGCGAGCGCCTTTACAGGCTAATCGGGGCAGACTGCACTGTATGGGTCGCCCGAGTAAGCGCGTGAAGCGCGTGCGTACTAAGGAAGAATTCGACGTTGCTTCGCTGATGCGCCGCGTTTCCCCTCCACGCGGGCAGTCGAACGGTCTTTACGCGTGGGAGTTGGTCCAGGTAGCAGCAGCGCGCGACGCTCATCTGACTGGCAACTTTCGCCGGTCCGCCCCGCTCTCTGTAAGGGTTAAGACCGATGCAGCAATCGCGTCAGCTCTGAAGAATCGGCTAGCTCCCTTTCGTTCATTGCCAGTGGAACTTGAGCCAGCCGCCAAGACAGCGCGCGCAAAAAAGATCTGCGATGAGGGCGAGGGTCTTTTTGGAGCCAAGGGCGTTGGAGCGAGACCCGAAACCTTCGTCAAGATCGCCGAGAATCTCGTGCAACTTGGAGTAGCGATTGGCATCAATCTGCACACCGCTCGGGCCGATGGCTCTCGAGTCGATGTGGAGCACCACGCTTGGCCAATGGAGCGCGTTTGGTGGTGTGAGACGCGCCAATGCTTCCAGACGACTACCGACCAGGGGATCCTCGACATCTGCCACGCTGACGGCATGTGGACGGTGTACCGAGCCAGCGAAAACAGTCCGTGGGAAGACGGTTGCATTGTGCCCGCTGCGCTGGTGTGGGCTGACCGGGCCTACGGCATTCGAGATCGAGCTTTATCGTCCAACAGCCACGGCAACGCGAAGTGGATCGGGGAGCTCCCGCCTGGAGTGCCGACCGACGGGGAGCAGGCGCAGGCCTTCATTGAGATGCTGGCGATGATGCACCAGCAGCTCCCCTTCGGGATTCGTCCGTCGGGGTCTAAAACGGAGATGATCGTCAACACCTCCACGGCCTGGCAGATCTTCCAGGAGATCGTGAAGGGCGGACTCGAAGACGGCGCGCGGATTTACAACGGACATGACGGAACCATCAAGGCGAGTGGCGGAAACTACGTCAAGGACGGCTTCCTTTTTGGCGTCTCAGTTGACCTAGTTGAAGGCGATCTGCGCACGATCGAGCGGGGTTTTCGCGAAGGCACCATGGAACCATGGGCAGCCATCAACTACGGATCGTCTGAGCTCGCTCCCAATCGTGTTTGGAAGATGCCAGACGCCGACGCCGACCAGCGCGCCGCAAGCGCAAAGGAGCGCCGCGCAGCGTTCTGGGCTGACCTTGAAACCGCAAAACGGGCGGCTCAGGAGGCAGGTTGTTTCACCACACAATGGCTGCAGGACTACGCCAGGAACAGCGCCAAGGAGTTCGGGATCGACTGTCCTAACCTCACACCGGACGGCGAGGGTACATCCCAAACAGGTGCGCCAACGAGCCCGAGCTTGGGGTCTGAGACGGTGCCGGTGAATGCTTCGGTTCTCCGCCTCCCATCTGCTGCACGAGCCCAGCGTAGCCCCGGTTAACTTCTTCGAAGTTCTCCTCCGGAGCTCGATTCAGTTCGAAGAGCTCGGTGACGCAGTGCACGAGGGCGTCCATACGATTGGGCGATGCCCCGTGCGCGAGTGAGCCAACGCTAAACTCACTCATCTCGTCTTCAAGCTCGAACCAATGGCCCACGTGATGGAAGCGCCCGCGCTGGTACAGCGTGGAGACAGGACCCGCGCGCGTAATCTTGTCGTCCTTCGAGTGCACCTCGAGCAACTCGATCCGACGCGACCCTTGAACCAGGTCAATCTGATGTTTTGTGCCTGGCCTCGTCGTAGCCACATATCCGCGAGCCGCCGCCGCCGTACGTATGTTGGCGGAAACCCCTCCGGAAAACTTGTTGGTCTCGCATAGAATGAAGCTCGCCCCGCGTTCTTCAGCTAGCACCACCGTCTTGTGGCCCCAGGCGTCCCACGACAGTTTTTCGCTGGCATCCTCAATCATGTAGCCGTGGCCTGTGTGGATATTGCCGACGAGACCAGCCGCGACAATTCCGGCGAGGTCGCTCCGTTTCTTGTCATTACCGCTGGGGTCCACAGCGACCCCGATTCGCGTGAACGTCGTAGGCATGGGCCGGCGCTGGCCATCGATCACACTCAGAGAGAACATCTCACTTCCGTCGTCGGTCTCGAGTTCGCCGTCTATCTCTTCGCGCCCTTGCTGCGTACCGTGAAGACGCTCTACCTGCTCGGCGTACCAACGTGGGCTGACATTGCCCAAGTTCTCCCACGTGAAGGAATGAACCACGAAGGTGTTTGGGCGCATCACGAGATCGCGCAGAAAGCGCAAGCGCTTGGGCGAGGTCGTGAACAACGTCTGCGGCTCGACAGCGCCGATCGCGCGAGTGGCTAGCTCCAAGTTGGAGATCAGAGCCTCGGGATACCGCATCTTGATCGGCTCATCGATCCACACCGTGTCAACGTTTGGACCGCGAAACTCAGGCAAGATCGCTGAGTGAATGAACACGCGCGCTCGGTCGGATACGAGGATATGAGGGAGGTCGTCCTTCATCCGAAACTCAACCTTGGACCATGGGTGCAACTGGTCGATGAAGCTGGACCCGAGCAAGCCATCACACCGGCGCTTGCGGCCGCCGATCATGTAGTTTTCGATGTCTCCCTTTGTTGGGCCACAGAACACGATCTCTCGCGCCCCGCGTTCGATGCGCCTCCCTGCCCATCCGCCGCCTACCTCAGTCTTTCCCGCGCCCCGGCCTCCGATGTAGACCAAACGAGACGCCGCATCGTTCTCCACAATTGCCCGCTGCTTCGGCCGGTTCCACGCCTCGCGGATGTAGGCGAGGGTCATTGTTCGGGCCGGCCCTAGCTGGTCCAGGATGCGCTCGACGCTGCCCGGCTCGAGCCGTTCTGCCTCCGCTATCTGGTCTATCAGGCTTGGCCCAACCAGCTTATCGCACTCGGCGCGGATCGCGGCCCACCGACGCTTGAAGTCGTTGACTGTGTAGGTGGACTTCATCCGTTCGCTGCGTCCGGATCGATTCCGTGCCTCTTCAGGATCGCGTGCACGTTGGCCCGTACCGTCTCGACGATCAGTTGACGCGCCCCGATGTTGAAGGGGTCCGCCGCCGGGTCAGGGGCCGCCGTTGGCGTCAGCGCTACGATGCGTTTTGCTAGGTCAGCCTCGAGTTTCACGAGCGTCCCCCATTTGCCTGCGTCGTAGTCCCCCGCCTCCACCTCGGGCCGCAGCTTGGTGATGATTTCCCGAACCGATGCCAGGCGCCCCTTCACGACATCGATCGGCGCGTCGTCCTCTACGTCTCCCAGCACCTCTGCCATGACCGCAGGATCAGCGCGCTTCCCCTTCGGGGGGTCCTTCGGCTTTGCCGACTTCTCAGGCGGCCGCATCGTCGTTCGGATCACCGTCGCAATGCTCGTGTGGCTGTAGACGATTCCGTCTTTGGCCAGAGCCGCTTCTATCCCGCGAGAGCTTAGGCCCTCCGCTTTCAGCTCGTGGATCCGCTTAATGAGCTTGGGGTTGAGCTGCGTCATGTCACTGCACCAATCCCGGCCCTAATGTTGCTCTTCGCGCGACAATTGTGAGCGCGCTGACCCTGTAAAATCTGGAAACTGTATAGATAAACAGGGTGGGCCATCGCCCCGACCCCCCCATGGGGGGTGCCATCAAAAAAGCCGGCAGCGAAGGCGCTCAGCATTCGATCACCGTCTCGTAGGCCCTGCGTGTGAGCCTCTCGCCCCATGCATCCGCGCATTCTTCGCGAGTGAGCCAAGTGGTCAGGATCGTCGTGCGGTCGTGCTCGTGACGTGACGACATGAGGTCTGCGATCTCGGTGCGGGCCACGTTGTCGAGGTCATCGAGCACGAGCACCGTGGCCTCTCGGGCGCGACGCAGCAGCAGGGGAGCTTCGGTCCCACGGCGCCACTCCAGGAGCTGGGAGCGCAGCTCAGGGACGCTGACGTAGTAGGCACGGGCTGCTCGGTCCACGACAGGGGCAGGTGAGTCCCAGGCCACCGAGTGGATGCGAGCGAGGACAGCGCAGGCGAGCGACGTCTTGCCCGCCCCGCTTGGCCCACGCAGCACGAGGCCGGTGGGGAGACGTCGACCGAAAAGCGCCTGGACGGCATCGATGGCGGTCACGCTGCAGCGTTGCGCGAGCTCGCGGCTGCCGAACGCAGCCCATGCGAAGTGCGCCGGCACGGTCTCGCGGGCGACCTGCATCTTGCGCTCGTGCGCCTTGCGTGGTCCACGCTCACCGCAAGGCGAGCAGATGCCTGGGGTGGGGATGGCCTCGCGGCAGAGGGCGCACTGCCAAGCGCCGACGGGGGGAGCGAAGCTTGCGAAGCTTGCGCCCTGGCCAAAGAGCGAGGGCAACGGGGCGTCGGGGTCGGGGCTGGCCTGAACGGCCTGAACAGGGGAGGTCGGGTCAGACATGGCTTAGAACCTTTCGGGGTCGCCCTCGGCGAGGAGCGGCAGAGTGGAAGCGTCGAGGATCTTGGGGGCCCAGCGGTCGGACATGGGCTGCTTGCCCGCCGCTGGGCGGCCTGCAGTGGGCTTGGGGCCCGCCTTCACGCAGGCAGCCACGAAGGCCGGGAGTCTCGTGATGGGCTCTCCGCCGGCCTCCATGGTGTCGGCCTTGGCGTCAGCCTCGCGGATGGCGTCCAGGACGAGTGAGAGCGGCTTGGGGCCAGTGTGGCCGTGCTCGCGGCAGTGCGCAGCCAGGCGCTGGGCGTACTCGGCGTTTGCCAGGCCTCGAAGCTTGCGAGAGGTCGTGAGGGCTTCGAGGATGGCGAGGGTTGCCGCGTCTGGTCGCGCTGCGGTCGGGGTGGGCTCGTGGTTCGGTGGAGCCTCAGGACTCACCCCAGCCGTCGCCGTTTTCGGGTTCTCAAGATGGAGCGGCGGCGGGGGGTGGTTGGTAAGATCTTCTCTTCTGGGATCGGGATCGGGATCGGGTACAGAGAACGTGGCCGGTTGCTTACCGTCCTTGTTACCGGTTACAGGGTCGGTTGCTGACTGGTTACGCCGCTGCCGGTAGTCGGCCACGTTCCGGCGCTTGCGGTCCTTCTCGGCCTTCACCTCTTGGGCGCTCGGGTTGCGGTGTAGCCACTCGTGAAACCGGTAACCGTCCTCGGTGCGGACCCACAAGCCAGCATCCACGAGGCGCTGGACGAGCTTCAAGGCTACCTTGCGGTCACCGATGAGCCTGACGCAGCGCTCTTCCGTTATGTGGCCGTCGGTGAGTTGGTCCGAGCACCAAGACCCAGCAAGCGACCAAAGCCCGATAGCCTCATGCCCAGCCTTCTCCGTCTTCGGGTGGCTGTGCATCGAATCGCAGACCTTGAACCACGTCACTGCGTCACCTCGAGGAGCTCGACACGCAACGAGTAGTCGCCCCGCTCTTGGGCGTACTCCCATCGCACCTTGGTCTCGTCGCCATCGTCCACGTCGAGCCAGTCGCTGACACCGTCCCGCACAGCCTTGCAGGCGCCCTGAAGGTTGTCCGAGTCGAGCTTGCGAGGCCCGACGCGGGTCAGCTTCACGAGCACAGGCCAGGACTTGGGCTTGACCATGTACGCCAGGCACTGCAGCTTGGCGGCTCTTCGCTCGGTCTTCACGCGACGAGCGCGCACCATGGGATGCTCGCGAGCGTTCTGCGATCCAATGAGCTGGATCCCGAAGGTCACCGAGTTCACAGGATCCCCCAGCGTCCGCCTCGCCCAGGTCCCCAGATGAACCACGCGCAGGTAGCGGAGTCGGTCCCTTTCATGTCTGCGCGGAAGTGAGGGCGCGACGGCAGCACGTAGAAATCGGCAGGTTTCTCGCGGTGGATCTGCCCGCGACCAACTAGGCCGGCGGCGAGTTTCCGCTTGTTCCGCTTGTTCGTCGTAGGCTCAAGGAAGGTCAGCCGCAGCAAAGCGGCCACCGTTCGGCGAGGGTCTTCACGCAGCCACTCAAGGGCACGCCGCACGAAGGCCTCGGAGTTCTCGAAGGGAGGGTTGAAGACCGCGAGGTCGGCCTCAGGCCACACCGTGTTAGGCATGAGCGAATCGGCCACCGTCACGCGCAGTTCGAGCCCGCTCTTTTGGCAAAGCAGCGCACGCCCAGGGTCGATCTCGTGACCGATGCGCGCTTCAGCTTCGGGAAAGCACGCGAGGATCTCACCTGCGCCAGCTGCAGGGTCGAACACCGTTCGGGACCTCGGCAGATACGGAAGAACCCCAAGGATGTATTCAGCCGGAGTCGGGTAGTAGTCGTTCACCACCCGCTCCGCGCGATCGGGAACGGGAACCGACGGGCTTAGCTCGAGCTCGTCGTGGTCCCGTTCCTCTTGCGCGTCCGTCATGACTCAGGCGTCCCGAAGAAGAGGGCGAGCCCGGTGCTCTGCTGAGCGCTCTTCGCCGCGTCTTCGACTGCGACCTCGAACGCGCGATCCGCTCGGTGGAGGTCAAACCACCACGAGATCCCGCCCTCCTTGACTCGGTAACGAAGCCTGGCGCAGACCTGGAAAGATTCCCCCGCGCGGAACACGGGGAGACCCAAGAGGAAAGCGCCCGGCACCTTGATCGGTGCGCCCGCCCCGTCCTCGTGCGTCGAGGTGTAGTTGAGCTGAGTCTCTCCGCTGCTCAACGTAACGGCTTGGTGAACGGTGTCCTTCACGCGAACGGAGAGCGACCGGGAAAGCTCCACGAGGCGCTGGGGTGAGGCAAACTCAACGCCGCAACGCGCCGCGAAGTCCTTGGCACCTTCACCAGCAGACTCGGGCGAGAGCACCTCAAGGATCCCCGCTTCGATGAACTGCGCAAAGTCCTGTTGGGACATGACTTGCCCGGACTTTCCCTTCCAACGCGTCCACTCCTCGGAGAGCGGGAACGGGTAGACGGCACGGTGTTGGCACCACTGCGGGTCGCCGTTATGGCCCTTGCTGTGGTAGTCAATGATCGAGATCAGCCGCGGGGCGCGCTCGTCACGCACCGCAAAGATCACCGTGCGGCCAGGGTCCGACCAGCGAAGCACGTAGTCGACGAAGCTCGAAAGGTCGAGCAGGGTGACCGTGCCCTTGCGGCGCTCCGGCACAGGGCGCACCTCGTCGAAGAACTGCTTGGCGCTGTAGAGCGCCTTGCCAAGCGGTGCGACGATTACCAGCGGCTCGGACCCGTCCGCGTTCGGAATGACCTCGATTTGTGAGAGCCGCTCGATCGCCGAAATCGTGGCGGCAGCGTTAGAGCCTTCCGAGCCGATCTCAGCCCCGGGCCCGTGCTCCATCGTTTCTTCTTCGACGCGTGCCATCAGACGCTCCTCGCAGCCTTGGGGGCTTCGGTGATGTCGCGCGCAGGCGACGGCTTGTTGACGTCCCGGAAGCTGATTCCGAGCTGGCGCGGGTCGCGGTCAGAGAGGTTGAATCCGCGCGTAACCCAGAAGGTGGAGCGGGCGCGCTGAGTCTTTGGCAGCTTCACGACGAGATCCGTGTGGACGTCTACCTGGCCGTTTTGCTCGTGCTTGAACTTGAACTCGAGCTTGAGTGTCCCGGTTGCACGGCCCGACTGCGAGGCGATGCCCTGCAGCTTCTCGTTCATGCTGTGGAGTTCCTCCCCTAGTTCGATGAGGAACGAACCTCCATCGACGGTGCGCAGGAACGTTGCGAAGGACCGCGGGCCCTCCTCGGGTTGTTCGTGAGTCTTGGGATCATCAGCCATCTTCATCACTCCGGTTTGTTGTTTCGGTTCGGCTCCGCCAGCTCGACGGAGAAGGTTGCAAGCGCGGTTGCACGCCGCGCAAATGGGCTGCCGCCAAAGAGGCAACCGAGGCCCAGGCCCAGCGCGAGGCGAGCGGTTGCCTCGGCGAGCGTGGGAGCGTGGCCGATGGGTTGGCCGTCCATGAGCATGAGCGCTTTCATTGCGCGGCCTGCCTGAAGGCCTGCGGCATGGCCTGAACAAATAGGCTCGCGATGCGAACCGAGGTCGGTGTGCCT